TTATGCTGGTGGAAATAATAGAGATGCATCAACAAACTTACATACTGTAACCAGTGCAATGGACTTTGTTAATGGTTCTGATGGTACTAGTGGAGGTTGTACCGCTGGCGGTGGCGGTGGCGGCGGCGGTGCTGCTGGTCCTGCAGGTTCTGCTTCTGGTGGTGTTGGTGGTCAGGCAGGTGTCGGACATAATGGTAACGGTGGTGGTACTGGTGGTAGGAGAGGAGATTCTTGCGTCAGAACAACCTATGCTAATGCATCATGGAGCACTGCAGGAAATGGTGGTGCTCCTGGTAATGGTGGTGGTGATGGATATGTTAAAATTAAAGTTGATAGAACAATTTTAGTATATGGTTCACCTGGTGGTGGCGGTGGTCAAGGTGCAACTATTGTTTGTAGTTTGATTGATCAAAATGTTAGTATTACTGCTGGTCTACAAAGTTTAGGTGGTGGCGGTGGTGATGGCACAAATGGCGTAAATGGTAGTGTCATTGTAACTTATCGTGGATCAGAGGGTGGTGGTACTGTTATTGGTGATACCACTAATGCTGCTGGTAGATTCTATAATTGTAATCCTAATGGATTCCCTGGTGGAGCATTCTACACAGCAAATATTTGGTTAGAATCTACTGCAGATGGTGATACTACATCTAATGAAGTAACACCACAAAATCCTGGTTTAGGAACTAATTCATCCAATAAATTTGCTATGCCTGCAGGTACTGGTGCTCCAACATATGGAGGATTGGCAACTAAGTATATTGCATTTAATGGAGCAGGTACAAGACAATATATTATGGGATCATTTGATTTACAAAATGTCAGTAAGATTAGGTTTACATGTATCAAAGGAACCAATCTTAATGGTGGTGCAGTTCCAGAAGAAGATCTTATTGCTTATTGGAAACCTGCAGGATCAAACACAACTAATGTATTAGATACTATTATTACAGCAGGTGATCTAGGTACAGGTTGGGTTGAAAAAGAAGTCATTCTTGCTGAGGGAACTGCTGTTAGAAATGCTAGTAGTGTTGATCTAATTATAAGACAAACAAGAAATGCAGGACAAGATGATAATGCAGTAGCATCAGAAGATAACTATGGTATTTCCATGATGACATTCTTCTATGATGAAGTAACAACAAAAACTTTTGTTCCATCTGATGGTAATACTATCAGTGATGTTGATTTTCTAGATTATGATATTGGTGTTGTTCAGGCAGGATTAGCAGCTGAAGATGGAAACTTCTTAATGAGTTCTTCTACTCCAATCTCAACCACTGCATTAGTTGTTCCAGAAAACAATATTCCACTAATCACTAAATATCACAGAGTAAAATATTTGATCAAAGCATACTAAATTATGAACAATGAAAATTTCATATTTCCACCAGATCAGATGGTGGGTGAGTTTGATGACTTTATTGGTATTTGGAAGAATTTCATTCCAAAGCAATTATGCAAAGAATTGATTGAAAAAGTTGATGAGATTCAGACATCATCTGCTCTAATTAATGATGGTGAAACTGGTAAAGATCAGTTTGCCAATGGCAGAATGGGAAGACATGACTATGCATGTGTTTTAAACCATTTTGATGTTCATTTATCTAACACTATCAATGACTATTTGAAGTGTTGCTTGAAAAGTTATTGCTTAGAGTATAATCAGTTGCTTAGTGTTAAACTGATGTCATATGCTGTGAAGGCACAGAAAACACCTCCTGGTGGTGGATATCATGAGTGGCATTATGAAAATGCATCATTCACTGCTGCTAGTCGTGAATTAGTATGGACAATGTATCTTAATACTATGCCAGAGGGTGAGGCAGAGACAGAATTTTTATATCAAAGACGTAGAATTAAACCAGAAGGTGGCATGGTAGTTATCTGGCCAGCAGGGTTAACTCACGTACATAAAGGAAATACAGTATTTACTGAAGATAAATACATTTTGACAGGATGGGCCCATAAAGTACAATGACAGAATTTGCCAATACACAAACCGTCGCATTGTTTGTAAATGCCACTACTAGGCAAATACAGTGCGATGGACTAACAAAGAGTATCAGCGATGACTACTGGACAAAGGAGATCTCTCCTGTACTGTATCCTCTATGGGATTCAGATAGAGATAAATTAGAAAGTTTTATCTTCTATAAAGATGAAACCTCTAAGATGCTGAAGAATAAGTATCAGAGAGATCAGAAAACCAAAGCATACAAGTGGGTATCATATGAGTTTGATACATCAGAATTTACTGCTTTAGAGATCAAAGGTCTTTACAATACTCTGCATGATAAGTTCGTCAACTATAGAGATATTGAAGATTATGATTTAGATGCCAAATTGAGGAGCATCTATGCAAAAGACAATATGGTCAACTGGAACAAACTCAAGATGATGAGAAAGTTCCTACTTATGGATTGTGATTGGACACAAGCACCAGATTCTCCACTAACTGATGAAGTTAAAGCTCAGTGGGTTGCATACAGACAGAAACTTAGAGATATCCCTAGTGATCAGAAAGGTGTCCCTGCAGTAGAAGTTGAATTCCCTATTACACCATCAAAGTATGCAACACGAGTTGCTGATGGTGATACAGAAGAATATCTAGCAGATACTAAGCATCACTATTTCTATCTTAATCAAGCAGTATTGAAGAAGTACACTGATAGAATCCTTACATATCTGTCTATCTCCATTGCTGTTGATAATATTGATGCTCTACCTGTAAGTAGAATCTTCGACAGTAATACAGAGACCAACTTGGATAGCATCCTTGAACAAATTGCAGCAGGAGAATAATAATGGCATTAATTTCACTCAATCCACACAGTATCTACGATGTGTGTGCTCGTATCGCTAAGAATGAGAACAAATATGCAGTAGTTATCGATAATCATGCATATCATGCCCTATCTGATGATAAGAAAGCAATTGTAAAAGCATATTATGTGGATCAAGATCCAGATGATGTTGAACTTTGCAATTATATTATTCCAGAGGCAGAGATTGATGCTGTATTTGAAGCAAAATATGTAGTTTACTTCTTCAAAAGTCAGCAGGTCGCTGTAGATAATTGTTTTGATTGGTTTCCACAACCACAGAACTTACCTGATGATGATCATCACATCAAAGCATACGTGATTACTCCTACTGGTACTATTCCATACATTAATAATCAACCAATCGAACCACCATCTGGAGGTTGACACCTTCATAGTGTCATGATATGATCTGGTCAGTCGCAATTCACTATGAAAGTGCCAAGACCGTGTGATCTAACACATATGCAATTGCAGGCAATGCTTCGTGAGAATGATATTCATGAATCTGAGCTGGTATATTGTGGTGAACGTGAGTATACTACAGAGTATGCTGCTCATCCAGAGTATCATGGACAGTTAATGCACTGGTACATCATTGGTGGAGAGCATGAGGTGCCAGTGTGTGACATTGCATCAGTTGACCGTGTGGATGACCAATCATGAAGAGATTGTAAAGAAATCAAAATACCCCTTGCAATGCCCCCTCAAATGGCATAAAATAACGGAGTCAGATTAAAACACATGGACTGGAATGATGCCACCAAGCATGAAAAACGTAAAGATGCACTCGGACTTTTTTATGAAAGCGTGTTGAAACCAGACAGCAAACTTAGAGCATGTGCTCACAATCAAGAGTGCTTTAATGAGCTGATGGAATGGCGCACAGAAATCATTGCATACCTAGATCAACGAAGAAACGAGGAATTTAATGACCATTGAAGAACGCCCAAATCTTACAAATGAGACCTATGTACACGACGACGAATACGCCAAACAGCGTAAAGATCGCATGCAAGATGCTATCGACGATTACCTCCAAGATGAGAAAGTCACGTCTAGACGAATATATGAGGAGATGCTATCTTGCGTCGATGATGTGATAAAATATCATCAGAGGCAACTAGATCGTGCTAATGATCTCAAACATCTTATGATGGGTCATCGCCTTATCGATGACATGGAAGATATGTCTGCTAAATGGTCACAAAATAACATTCCATCACGTTACTAATCATGAACGAAGAAGAATTTAAAGCAGCAATGCAAAACTTTCTGATGATGCAGAACAACAATGATGCTAATTTTCAAATCCTGCAAGCGCAGATTGATAACTTGCAAAAACAGTTGTCTGACCTTAATGATCTAAAGGAGATGTTCCGTCTTCCTAAACCAGAGAACAAAGATAGGAAAGCTTTCGATGAAGCAGACTGACTTTGAGATACTTCAACCTGTTGAGTATCGTGGCACTAAAGGTTACATCACCTTCATAAGTGAATACTACATCAGTATTTGCTTCATTGACATCCCACTGCCTGAGTCAGCAAATTCACGGTGGGGTCGTCATTATGTTAATTTTATTGTTTATCCTAGTTCTTGGAATGAAATACGCTGTCGTTTGGATGAAGTCAAAGAAGAACAGGAAGAGTCGCCAAGAAGCGATCTTCTACAATTTGGAAGACGCCGCTCAGTGGGAACAGCACATAAACAGAACCGTACACGCAAAAACTAACATTATCCCTATCTTTGGTGACAGTTGATCTAGTGTCCACTATTGTGGCACAGCACCCCATAACCGTGTATATTAAGAGAGTCAAAGGAACACACCATGCTCGTCTCAGAATACTACAAGGTCAGTGCTGTCACTCCTGAAGATGGTGAGGTATGCTATGAGACGCTCGATCAGCAGTTCGCACGTAGCCTACATTCTGAATTGCTCTGCCGTCAACTGAATAAGGACGGTACTCATAGTGTCACAGTCAGTAAGGGCTAACGCTCTTCTATGCTCTATAATTAATTCATCAGCAAGCAACCCACTCCATGCAACTCACCACACTCGTCACCACCGTTGACTTCTTTCCTGAAGCATTCATCGCTGAAGAGGACGGCGTGATCGTCAAGCGTTTCCAGAAGCGTGTCACCTTCAACTCCAACGGTCTCAAGTCCTAT